AGTTGTTCTTCCATGCAGACGAAAGATAACGGAAGTTGGTAAGTGTTGACTGCCATGTACCAAGGATAGCTGCAAGACGAACCTTTGCCTTCAGATCTTCCATTGAGTCTGTGGCACGAACGACAACTTCTGTTAGATTACAGAACTCCTTATCACGCAGAATGATTTCTGAGCAAGGATTAGTACCAAAGTCATAATCGGGATCACGACGACCGTGCTTCTTTACAGTAGCAATAGCAGAAGCACGATTGAAGATACCACGCTCACCAGACTTTGATTCATAAAGAGACTTCCACTCTTCCATGAATAGACCCATGTCTGGCTTCTCGCGATATACCGCTGAGTTGTTGGCAAGTGCGCGCTGTGATTCATCAAGCCACCACTGACCAGACTTAGCAACACGCATACGATCGTCGTTGAGATCTGACAATGAAATAAGAGCAGAACGACGAACGCCACCAACAACTACAATGTCAGCAATCTTACATACGATATCATGACATTCGATTGTGGTCAACTTACGACCAGCTGCCTTCTTGAAAATATCAACACAGAACTTGAACAATGCGTCTAGTGGTTCTGGACCAGATGCGCGACCGCCGAATGTTTTCAGTGGAGTACCAGCAGCACGAATCTTGGATAGATCCCAACGAGGAATCTGACCAACGTATAGCATACCGATCAGTTCCTTGAGTCCTTTTGCCCAACCGAGTTTGCTATCAGCAACTACGATAGTTGTGTCGGTGTCAAAATGATTTTCTGCAATAAGCGGAAGTTGTTCAACGTCCTTTGATTCAACAGAAAAACCAACACCTGTGCCGTTCATAAGGATATACAGCACTTCATCAAATGACTGTGGACGATTGATGGCGACATAAGAACAGTTATATGCAGCAACGTTCTCGCGCTTCAATGCTTCACCAGCAGTCATAACACAACGCATAGAAGGCATTACCTTCTGTGAAAGAACTGCTTCTTCGAGTTCCTTGCGAATGTTTGAGATATCGTGCTTATGCTTTTCTTTTAGATGCTCTTCGAAGAAATTGAAAAATCTACTAATCGTCTCATCCCACGTTTCACGTCGACCCTGATCCCATATAAAACGGGAATAACGGGATAAATGAATGAATTGCTGATAAAGTGTAGGAAGGTGATTAGACATTTTTTATTCTTCTCCGTGCGTGCGTTTAGGTAATATAATAACGTTCGCAAACATTGCGTTTGCGTCAACATTTCTTCCAATCTCGGATAGCCAACTTCAGGGACAGACCATCATACGTGGTTTTATTTAGTATGTACATGATTTCCGATGTACTACATCCTGAGAGTACAGCGTCATTGATATCTTTATATTTCCATAAATTATTCCAAATAACCATTGGATATCCACGTTTTGCGAAGGTTTCGACTCGTTGAACAACCTGTTTGTTTCTTGGTTGATTATCGAAAATTAAAATTATTTTTTCTTTTGATCCGATGTTATATATTGCTCGAGTAAAGTCCGTTCCTCCAGCAGCGATAGCATTGTCAATGAACATACTATCTATCGGTCCTTCCATAACGTATATTGGTATGCCTCGCTTTACACGATCCATGCCATATACAAGTGGATCATCAGTGATTCGTACAGTAACATAACGCAATGATGAGTTACCCATAGCACGACCTGTAATGCCTGTAAGCATACCATCCTCACGGCGGAATGGTATGACCAGGCGTTCGTCTGCCATTAGACGACCTTCATATGCAGGATTGAGTGATTCCAGATCTTTCATATTGCGTGCGTAGTATAGGTCACGAAACCTATCTCTAGGGATCATGCGACCCTTAGCATACTGCACTGCTCGATGATGATCTGGCAACTGATCCAGTCGCGGCAACATATCATCGAGAACCGTCTTAGGTATCTCTACCTCTTTCTTAGGTATAATGAACTGGTCGATCGAATTGTTCGCCTGAACGCGATCTTGGAATGATTCTAGACGATATGCCTTAGCGATAGCAGGATCTACTAGTTCGATGAGTTTGCCTAGTGATGTTCCTGCTTCGCAGTTATGGCACTTGTAGATAAGAGATCCGCTCTTTTCGAACAGATATCCTCGTGCCTTTAGTTTGTTACGCTGAGAGTCGCCGCAAAAGGGGCAGCGAAAGTTGAATAGGCGATCGTTCTTCTTCTTAAACAGAAGAAGTTTGTGCGAGATCATGCCTGCATATTTGAGGTCTGTGGTGATTGACATAGGTTCATTATATAAAGGTCAAGGGGATTTGTCAAGACTATTTTTTGGCTGGCTTCTTTTCTTCGTTTTTATAATACTTCTTGTAAGCAGCGATGATTGAGTTCTGCTGCTGAATATATTTACGAAGTTCCGCAACGTTCATGCTGAGATTGCGATAACCCTGAGCGGATAGTGCGAATAAAGTCACTGATCCTCCAGCCGCTTCCAGTTCTTTTATCTTACGCTCATAATTGTCTGGTGTCAAGACTATCCATTTCATATCGGACTGAATAATAGGTTGAACTGAAGGAACAACTAGTTCAGGGCGATCAACCAACTCAGGCTTGACTAATACCTTTGGCATAGTAGCAGTGCAACCAGCCAAAGCGAATCCGGCGATGATAATAGCACTATTTCTTAGCAGGTTCATTTTCTTTCCTCAATAGTTCAATCAAATCGCTACAAATACTATTTCTTACTTTACCTGTTTTTTCTTCGTCTGTCAATGGAGAACCAGTAACAAGTTCATTGCAACGAAGAGCATATTCTGTTCCGCGATTGATCTTCTTTTCAACTGCGTCTGGCTTCTTCTTAGTTAGCTGATCGAAGTTGCGCTTCTCGAACTTCTTCTGTAGTTCGCCAACTGCTTTCTGTGAATCAGCAAACTTCTTATTCACATCGTTATTGATTTCCTGCTGCTTCTTCAGGTCCTCTGCCTGACGTTCCATGACTGCTTTCTGCCCGTCAATAACGCCTTGCATTTTACCCTGAACTTCTGCAGCTACCTGTAGTTCGGCTTTGAGTGCTTTGATATAAACCCAGCTTCCGCCGAGCATACTCAATATAATAACGCCGATCGCAATCTTTATCCCAAGACCCATGACCTATCCTTTCATGTGTTTGAAATACTGTACTCGTCTTTCCTGTTTCTTCACCCAATCATCAGATGGTTTACCTTCACCTTTATAATAAGCAAGTGGACGACCAGTTTCCTTAGATACCAATGCCCATCTACCATTCACCTGCTGCAAACTTTCTACCTGAAGGTTTTCTAGGTATTTGTTGCGGCGGCGAATGAATGTGTTGAAAGATATCGGCTGACCGTATTTCTTACGATTACCTTTAGGACCAATCTTTGGCTGGCGATAACTCCAATGCACGTTTGAAGTGCTTACAGCATCTCCAGCAACGTTGGCGATATCTTCTTTTACTTCTTTTGTCATATTTGCCTCAGCAATTCTACTATTCGCATATCCATCATGACATTGGTCGATATAATAGTTTCGTTGTCTGAACCTATGTTTTCGATCTTGTCTGGCCAATAGTTTAGCAGCATAAGAAATGGTTTCAACTGATGTAGATGATCGTATAATCTGAGAGCAAGCATGCGCGTGAGTGCTTGATGCTCAAACACATTATACAGAACCACAAGGTGATTCAATATCAACCGTTCTTTCAGTTCACCTTTACGCTCATATCTGCCGAATAATCTACGAATGTTTTTTATTCTATTCAGATCTTCAAGGAATTCTTCTTGGTCTACACATGGATTCATATAATTATGTGCGGCATAAAGAAAATAGTTTGAATCGTTCAAGTTACCCTTCATTCATTTCACATTGTTACTTTTTGATTTCCTTATAGGTATCTATAATATCCATTTCTTTTTCTTCAACACGAATAAAGAAACGTGCTATCATAGATAGCACGCCCCATGCAATAAAGCCGGTGATTGCACCACAAAAAAGAAGGGATTCGACTCCCTGACCAAGTTTAAGCCAGTTACATAATACTGGTGCCGCTATGATCGCACTTCCTGTAGAAACACCACCGCGAATAGTAGCATCAAGAATTGTTTTTGGTTTCATGAAGGCGAACATAGTTAGTCCTCCCAGCAGCCCTCCCGCTGCTGCAGCAAGTTTTCCTACAATGAACGATGGTATCAATTCCGCTGCCATTGTGTTATCCCTAGAACGTACTTAGAGCAACACGCTTAATCGTGGTAGCATTTACCGCGATATAAAGATGTGTGTTTGTAAAGTACATCTGACCAACGGAAAGAGATTCCGTTGATGCGTTATTGCTACCAGGTGCTGAACCAAGAGTTGTAATGAATGTATTGACCGTGGTGGCTTTCGTAACCTGAACGTTTGACGAGAACAGAGCACGATTACCCGATACTGTCACGTTTGCTGAAAATGCAGTATTGGCAGGAACAGTAGCGAAGAGATTCTTAATAGTAATGCTCTTCGATACAGGTGTGCCGTTTGGATCGTCAACAATAAGCAACAAATCGGGAGCCGCTGTGGTAGTCAATGATGTAAGCTGTGTTACTTTCTTATCAGCCATTTTAAGCGACTCCTAACCTATTAGTCTTCTTCAGGAAGAACTGCGTCGTCAATACGAGTAGAAGCATCATCACTCATTGAAGATGCAGCAACGAGAACTTCGTAATGAATACGACCAGCGCGACCGCCCTGACCCTGTGTACGAAGCACCCAACCAGCATGTGGAATGATGTCTGATTCGGTATCGGCAGTATTAGCATATGCCATTTCTGCAGTGCTTACACCAAAAGTGCCTAGAGCAACGTTGGCACGAGCAGAGCCAATTGTTGTGTTGCCATAGAGTTCGTTTTTATTCTTTGCCAGATTCAGCGTGGTGTTAGCCCAACTTGGCGCACCGTTGGCATTATCTGTCATTGTCCATTGTGCCATTGTTATTCTCCTTTGTTTTGGACTATTTAGTTTTTAATACCAGCTGACTTTTTGGCTTGTGCCATGCCAACGGCATAGGGTTCGTCGACTTTTGCTTTATGCTTGATCAACGACTTCGCAATTTCATGACCTTTCTTGATTACCTTCTTTGGAAGGTCTTCAGCTTCACGAAGTTCAGGATTGACTTCTACTTCGTCTTTTCCCTTCTTCTTCATATTATCATCCACATCCTTATCATTGGATGCTTTGATGTCCTGGATTTTCTTCTGTGCTTTCTGCTGCATAACAGACATCTGCTTCTGAGCAATCTTCTGCTGAATCTGCTTCCTTAGCTGGTCTTTCTTTGCCTTAATCTGCTTTGCTACTGCATCATCAGCTTCTGCGACTTCTTCGTTCTTGACGCTGGTTACAACACGATTGCCCTTCTCGTCGTTGTGACCGCGAGTAACAACCTTCTTGCCGTCCTTATATGTCGTAGAAGTAAACGGAACCTTTCCGCCGTGCTCCTTAGCCTTATCGCCAAGAATCTTCTTAGCTGCGTCGGACACTTCTTCGGTTGTTTCGCGAAGTTTGCTGATTGATGGGCGCTTCTTCCATGTGTCACTATACTTAGGATCAGATAGCTTAGGAGATTTTTTCAGAAGATTCTGTTTTGCCTTTGAAAGAGCCTCGCCAGCATCCTTAGCAACAACCTGAGTATCTAAACCAACGCCCCAAGAAACAGAATAAACTGCTTCAGCCATTGTGGGGCATGCTTTGTTGCCATGAACCTCGCACATTGTGCCTTCGTTTGTTGAATTGCACTTAGATGCTTCTTCAACTTCTTCTCTGGTAACAGCCTTTACAACATGTGGTACAGCACCAAATTTCTTTTTAAGTGCCAATGCTCTACCAGGCGCACGCTTCTTAACATCCTTTCCTGATTTGAATTTACTTCTCATGACATAAGGGTCTGTCTTGTCAAGGTAGCGATCGAGAATGCTTCCTGCTTGACGATCTAGTTCATCAATCTGTTCTGCTTCTTCTTTACGGATCTTTCCGCCTCTAGCACGATAATCAGATATTGCCTTTTCGGCATCTTTTCTTAGATCTGATTTATAAGGAGTTATTTTACGATCTACATAAGACTTTTTAGCATTATAATTCAAATAACCAACCGAATCTTTGTCTTGTGCTTTACGAGCCTTTGCCCAATTATTCTGTGCTTCATCGACTTCAGCTTCTTCTTTTCTAGCACGCAACTTTTCGAAGTCAGATTTCTCCAACTTGCCGTCGCCATCTACGTCTAGCTTTTTCTGATCGGCTTTGAGTGCTTCTTTTACGGTTTCAATGAGCGAATCACTGATACCGAAGTTCTTATTATTCTGCATTGTTGTTTCCCCTAGTTTTCATGTAATCGTGAACTGTCGTTACATAATCTTCAGCTGTTGTGATCTTGCTCTGAACCCAGGCTTCTAGCTGCATATCATCGGTTATCATTTCTGCAAGAGCAGCAGCACGAGTTGCGATCATCTGTAACTGAGCGCGAGCCATCTGACCTTCGTAGTCTGCTTCTTCTTTCACTAAACTAAAACGAATTGTGTTTTCTAAGCTACGATATGACATTTGTTTTCCTTACTGTAACTCTTCCCAAGAGATGTAACCTAACGCATCAGCACCGTTAGATGAGCCTGTTGCAACAAGACTAAAGATATATCCTTTACCGCTAACTGCAAATGGATTTCGTTCTAACTGAAAATCGAATAAGTTATCACCACGAAGTGAAGTTTCAGCAGAACCCGCACCAGCAGAAACTGTAAGATACCCTTGCGCTCTATCAATACCGCCAGTAATAGCAGTTGCTGATATATCATATTCAACGAAAGAATCTGCTCCAACAGAGGTCCAACTTGCGCCAGTTAGAGTTCCACCAGTTACAATCTTATAACGATACTGTGCATTATTTGTTACGCCAAATAAACTCGCTACTCTTGGAATAACAACTGCATTTGGGTTTCCATCTTTAATACGAATAGAAATAACTGGTGTAAATGTTCCAGTAGTAGGAAGGTCTTTTGGATCAGCAATTGCTCTTCCAACTGTTCTTGATCTGCCTCTGATTTCATATCCACCTTCAGACATAACTGATGAACAGATTTGTTTCATCTTAGATGCTGATGCTGTCGTTCCTGTGTTCTCTATTTCATAACGAATTGGAAGAGTAGCAGAAGTCATATAAGTTGTTGTGTTTATATTATCGTTATGGAAAATATGAGCAATAACAAGTCTACCATCTACAACGAATCCGCAGCGAACATCACCAACACCGAGCCATTCCATGTCAATCCAAAAGATATTCGACTTTGAAATATCTAAACCGCCAGAATGTTCATTAGCATTTTGAGACGAGTATCCTGTGCCATCAAACTTGTCATGATTCCAATTAGCTTGTGCGATTCTTGTATTAACAACCGATCCTGTTACATATGAACGCAATACAAGGTAATTTCCAGTTCCATCGTTTTCAAAATACACGCCGTTGTTTGTATCAAAGTAACCAACACGTTGTCTGAGATTTTCTTTCTGTGCATTCATGACAAATGTGTGCATGGATAATAGAGATTTACCAGGCTGGTATACGAATGTTCTTTTTGATTCTCTATAAACTCTATCGCCAGAAGTGGCTCCTACATTCATATCAATAGCAGACTCGTTTGTCTGATGAACAGTGTTTGCTGTTCCGGAAGTATCAGTAACAAACTTAGCATTTTCGAAATACTTATGAGTAGAATCAAAGAGTGTGTATGGCTGAGATATTCTCATTCTACCAAAAGCATCAGTCATAGTGCCTGAAGGTGACAAACGATCAGACAGCATCATTACCTCATAACGAGTTATGAGATTTGATCCATCTAACTTATTTGTATCAGTTCTAAACTGTGCCATC